GTACCGCGGCTATGACACCTTGCTGCGCTATCCCAACAGGGTGGAGGACGTCACGGTGGAGTATCAGCGGATCACCGATGTGCTCGACTATCAAACGGGCTCGCCGTTCGTCACCGACGCGCCCAACCGGCCCTTTATCGTTCGCCAGTATGAGTTCCTCTTGGTCGATCGAAGCGATATCACAGCGATGCGTCGCTGGCTTCTGGCCCGCGCTGGCCGGCAGGTGCCCGTCTGGGTGCCGACGTGGGAGCGGGGCGTCGAAATCGCTGCGTCGTTTGCATTGGACGCCACAGAGATCTTGGTCGAGTCGCGCGGCTTCTCGACGTATTACGCGGCGATGCCGGGGCGAGAGGATATTGCGTTTCTGCACAACGACGGATTGTGGACGCTGCGACAGATCACCGCCTTCGAGTATGTCGACGGAGTCGTGGAGCGTATGCGTCTGAACGCTTCGCTTGGTCGGGCCGGGACAGCCGGAGATTTCAAGATTGTGTGTTTCCTAGAACTTGCTCGGCTCGAGAGTGATGCGATCGAGATCTTCTTCGAGACGGACCAAATTGCCCGCGTGGCTGTACCGCTGAGGAGTATCAACGCGTGAGTTACGCGAGTCTTGAAGCGAGCACTCACGCCGGAAGACCCGTCGAGCTATACCGATTCGCGCTCGGAACCTCTGTATGGCGCTATACGTCTGCTCAGAGTGCAATCACCCGTGGAGGTGAGAGTTATGTTCCTGCACCCATTCGACGCTCCGAGATTGAGCAGACGCAGGAGTTTGGGCGCGCGATGCTCACAATCGAGGCAGCGCTGACCCTCGGCGTTGCGGAAGCCTTTATCGCAACTCCGCCTGATGGGGTGCTTTCACTCACGGTGTTTCGTGGGCACTTGGGCGATCTTGATAACGAGATCATCACGTGGTGGAAGGGGCGTGTGGTGACCGTGGTGTTTGGAAATGCAAGTGCCACGCTGCGCTGCGAGCCGATCTTCACCACGCTCAAGCGCTCGGGGCGTCGAGCCAACTATCAGCTCAACTGCCGACATCCGCTCTACCACGCCGGTTGCAAGGTCAATGCAGCCGACTACAAGTCAACGGGCTTCATTGAGAGCGTAGTCGGGCTTGAGGTGACCTCTGCCGTCGTGCTCTCGAAGCCAAGCGGATGGTTCGTCGGAGGGCGATTGTCCGCCGCGGGCGCGCAGCGCCTCATCATTGCGAGCTCAGGCAATGCGATCACGCTCTCCGCACCGATCCCTTCGCTCGCTGCTGGAGTCGCCTTTGAGGCATATCCGGGTTGCGATCACACACTCGCCACCTGCGCGGCCAAGTTCAACAACCATCTGAACTTCGGTGGCTTTCCGTATATCCCTGTTAAAAATCCCTTCGCAGGGGATGCACTCGTCTGAGGTTTTTCGATGTGGCAGCAGCTCATTGTGTGGGTCATCACGACTGCGCTCTCCTCATTGCTTGCCCCGCGCCCAAAAGCCACCACGCCAAAGCCGGGCGACGTGGAAGCGCCAATTGCCGCTACCGATAGCCCGATTCCGGTGCTCTTTGGCACCCGAATCATCAAACAGCCGAACTGCGTGTGGTTTGGCGATGTTCGTACGACCCCGATCAAAAGCTCGGGTGGGGGCAAGAAGTGATCGCAACCCATCAAGACGCCAAGGCGCTCGGGTACTGCAACGCGGGGATGCGTCAGTGGTTTCCGCGCGAAGGGGTGACCTTCGAGATGTTTCGGCTTCAAGGCGTATCAACCGCATGGTTACGTTCGACCGGCGATGCGATGGCGATTCGATTTGCTGAGTTCGTTGAAGGGCGCGTAGCGGGGCAGGTGAGCGATGGGAAGTAAGGGCGGTGGTGTCACCGTCGGCTACCGCTATTACGCGGGCATGCACTTAGCGCTTTGCCATGGACCGATCGACTCGCTAAACAAAATCGTTGTTGGTGAGCGCGCCGCATGGTCGGGTGCTCAGACGAGCAGTGGACAGATCACAATCAACCAGCCAGAGCTTTTCGGAGGCGATGATCGCGAGGGCGGCATCGTCGGTGCGGTGGATCTGGTGATGGGCGATGCGAGCGATGGGCAGAACGATTATCTGATCTCAAAGCTCGGCTCCACGGTGCCCGCTTTTCGCGGCGTAGTCTCGCTCATTTTGCGACAGCCTCAGCTCTCTGCGCTGAATCCCTACATCAAACCGTGGAGTGCAGAACTCACAAGAATCATTCGACGATCGGATGGCTCACCTCAGTGGTACTCGACCAAGGCGGCAATTAACGGCGATATGAACCCGGCGCACGTCATCTACGAGTGCCTGACCGATCGCGTCTGGGGCCGCGGGTATGGGCTCTCCGATATCGATGACACAGCCTTCCGCGCTGCTGCCGATACGCTCTATACGGAAGGGTTCGGCATCTCGCTGCTGTGGGATCAGTCGCAGGACATTGATGCGCTGATCGAGCGCGTGCTACAGCATATCGACGGATCGCTTTACGTGAGTCCTCGAACGGGGCTCTTTACGTTGAAGCTCACCCGCGATGACTACGCGGTCGCGACGATCCCCATTTTTGATGAGTCAAACATTCTCTCACTGGAGTCCTTTGAACGAACGCTGCCGGAGGAACTCGTCAACCAAGTCACGCTGTCTTATCACGACCGAGATACCGATAAGAGTGTTTCGATTGCGGTGCAGGACATCGCTGGTATCGAGCGAAACTTTGGCGAGGTCAAAGATGCGAAGGTGAGCTATGAAGGCGTGACAAATGGTGCCTTGGCAGCACGTCTGGCGATGCGCGATTTACGGCAGCTCTCCTCAACGCTCGCGAAGGTGACGCTCGTTGCGAACCGCACGGCGGCCTCGCTCAACATTGGCGATGTGTTCACACTCGCATGGCCCGAATTGCAGATCCAGCAGATCGTCTGTCGTGTTGTGCAGATCAGTTTCGGAACGCTCACGGACGGTCGTGTTCGTATCACCTGCATCGAGGATGTATTTGGATTACCGCAGGCTGTGTACTTCGCGCCAGCGACGAGCGGATGGGTCGATCCGCGACAGGCGCCCATCGCGGCACCAAATGCGGCGGTCGGGGAGTTGCCCTACTGGACCATTATCCGCGACATCACTGGAGAATCGACAACGGCACAGAGCGAAATCGATCCTCTGGGCGGTGTGCTCGCGGTGTATTCACCGCGCCCCTCCGGTGCGTCCATCAACTACACCGTAATGAGCCGACAGGGATCAGCTGCATTTTCTAAGGCGGGGGTCGGGGACTTCGCGCCGACAGGCGTCCTCGCGAGCGCAATCGGTCAAACGGAGACGGCGCTCTCGCTCTCCGATCGAATCGATCTTGATCTTGTGGCTCTCAATACCTACGCACTTATCGATCAAGAGTTGGTGGCGGTGAAAACGATCAACGCCAGCACCGGTACCGTGACGGTGGATCGTGGCGTACTCGATACCGCACCGGCTGCCCATGCAGCCGGCGCGCGAATGACCTTCATCGAGGGCGCGCAGTTTTTCACGAGTATTCAGTATCTCGAGGGCGAGAGTCTGCAAGCCAAGGTGCTGCCCTCGACAGGGATCGGAACCTTCGCAGAAGGGTCTGCGACGGCCTTGAACTACACGTTCGCCAAACGACAGATCCGGCCGTATCCACCCGGGCGCGTACGGGTAAACGGCTCTGACTACAGCGTGAGCTTCATTACCGGAGCCGTGACCGTGTCTTGGGCTCATCGAAGCCGCTTGCTGCAGACGGCATACCTCGTAACGCAGAGCGAGTCGAGTATCGGTCCTGAAACCGGAACGAGCTACACCGTGCGTATCTACGGCGAAGCGGGGAGCCTGCGGCATACGGAGTCGGGTCTCACCGGTACGAGTTGGACGTACCCGATCGCCACGGAGGTCAGCGAGAGCGGCCTTGGGCGCCCGAACGAGTCGCTCCTCATCAAGCTCGAGGCGGTGCGCGACGGCCATACGAGTTGGCAGGCTCAACAGATTTCGATCCCGGAGTGTCGCGGCTACGGGATGTTCTACGGCGCAACGTACGGAGAGTGAGATGGCAGCATCGACCGGCCCCAACCTAGGCATGAGTTACGGATGGACCTTTCGCGAGTCCGGCTGGAACAGTGGCATGGATACCAACTTGAAGGTGTTGGATGCGATCTTGCAGCTCTCGGTGAAGTCTCGCGCCGTGGCGACGCCCCCGGCATCTCCGGCTAACGGCGATCGGTACATCGTCGCGGCGAGTCCAACTGGCGCATGGGCGGGAAAGGCCGGGCAGGTGGCCGTTCGGATCGAGGCAGCGTGGTCGTTCTTCGTCCCAAAAGTTGGCTGGACAGCCTTTATCGAGGACGAGAACGTGCTCAGTGCCTACAAGAGCGCTGGCTGGAGCACCGGGATCGCCATCTAAGAAGTTTCAGCAAATAGATTTACTCAACCCGCCCTCAAGGCGGGTTTTATTTTTTGGGAGACAGTCGATGAACGATGTTCAGATTCGCTCTCGTGACGACAGCCCGCTTGTGCTGCGCGCCGAGGATCTCGATGAGCTACTTGCCCGCGCCGCGCAGCGAGGCGCAGAGAACGCGCTCGCTTCGCTCGGCTTGGAGAACGGCCATGCCGCTGAGGACATTCGGGATCTTCGCAGTCTCATCGAATCATGGCGTGAGGCTCGGCGGACTGCGTGGCAAACCGTCATCAAGGTGGTGACGACTGGTTTCTTGGCGGC